TTAAAATTGATGAACCAGCAGATAAGGGCAGCCAGAGTCGTGGATTTGCCAACCTGACGCGGACAGCAAACAATAACGAAACGATTGTTCACTACCGTGTCGAAGAGGCGTTCTTGGAACGGGCGGGGATTCATGGGCTCGATTTTTCCCGTTCCGATATTCAGAATGCACACGTAATTCTTGATGAAGTATTGATGATCTTGCGAACATTTGATGTATTCGTTGATCATCTCTTGTGTAAACGGCACCTGTTGGTTAGGTGCCTTTAACTCTTCAATTCCCCGAAACTTGTTGATTTCGAGGTGATCAGGATCAGGTATCATTTTTCTTATCGTCTATTGTTATTTCCTTCGCGTCCACTAGTCTTTTCAAATCTTTTGGTGTTCCGGTGAATACCGCATTGTTGATATTCGTAACTGTCGAATTGTTGATCTGCGGTTGCGAATCCTTCGGCCTCACCAATCCCTTTGCTTTGTTTTTCTTTTCGTAAAGCTCCAACAAGTCTTTGGAGTTTGATGACATGGTAGCCAAGAACTTATTTAGTACCTCGTAGTATTGCGCCTTCTCGGTCTCCCCGGCCAAGAGGATAATACGTTCGATTGCGTCGTGGGTAACTTCCAATGATTTCTGGATGTAGTGTCGCGCCTCGTCGAAATCCTTGTCGATCTTATTCTCTTCCATTCGACGAAGTTGTTCTTCAACATCCTGTACTTGCAATCGTGCTTTCTCTTCCGGAGAAATGTCCGGCTGTTTTCCAGAATGCGCGACAATCATGGCCGAGTCTGCGGAAGTCTTTTGTGGTACCGGCGTCGTCGAAGGAATGCCTAAAATCTTGTCAATTTCCTTCATTTGTCTGTTCCGCTGCGGGGATCGTACTTTTTACCATCATTGAAGAAATATGACTCTTCGATGAATCCGTAATCGTCTTCCGGATTGATTTGTTGATAGGGAATGGTCTTATCTGGATCGGTAGTCGGCTTGCCGTCCGGCGTCAATCCCGGACGCACAACCAACCGATGCGACCTTCCGTATTTTTGGACTTCCTCACCCGTGATCGGTCCTGAACCCGGAACTGAAACCATGTCAACCTGTACTCGCTTGATGACTCCTTGACGATCAATCGGTCCAAAATACCAAGCGTCGATCTCGAAAGTGAATGTATGGACAGAATACTTTCTTTCGAGGAATTCGCCCTCGTATACTTCTTCGACCGTACTTCCGGTTAGCACGTATTTCGTATCGAGGCTGATGTTCATTTCCGGAATGAGATGCAATTGTTGCTGAAAATCCGGCTGAAAGAAAGGCACGATCTGTTCCATGATCTGATAGGCATCGTCGATATTCTTCGAATATACGTTCAATTCTGCCGTGATCTTGTAAGGAACCGGTGCGTATTGCGAATTCCTGTTGTAATCGTCGCCTACAATGATGTTTGAGTGTCGATTCAGAGGACTCTTCTGTCGGTTTGGATCGTATTGAATGTTCGTGAAGGTGAAGCCCATGCGCGGAACTTGAATCGCGACTTTTGCGTCTTGCGGCGGATTGGCGATCAATGCTTCCCATTTCTGTCTTGGTCCCCATTGAATGGGAACAGGGAATGTCTGGACAGTATTCTTGTTGGCGTCAACGCGACGAATGTAGATGTCGTTGAATAGATTGCCGAACGCGATGACGTATTTTCTTGTTAGGGAATGGTAAAAGATGGAATTCAGCATGTCATATTACCACTTGAAATGTTCGTTGTGCTTCACAAATGGACTTCTTTCCCCGAAATCCACCACACCATCCGATTCTGTAGTGAATACGTTGTTGTTTGCTGACTTGTCTGCCGCTTCCGGCAACATGACTTCTTGGACAAGCGAATCGCCATCTTCCTTTTCAATCGGCTCCCCGTCTTCCATGACAATCTCGAAATTCTTGAGGTTCGTGTTAAACAGGTCTTCGATATTGTCGATGGGTTGGTAACCAGTCTCGAAGCGTTCGTTCGAATATTCAAACAACTCGCATTCTAGGTCATAGACTTGTAGTTGCCCAAGTTGATAGAATACCGTCTCGTAATTCACATATTTGATCTCGAAAATCTTGTCGGCCATGGGGAAATAGATAAGGTCACCTTCGCGCGGACGTTCGAACGTGATCGAGAAACTGTCAACGTTTCCCTCTTCGAGCATGATGGACGAATGCGAGAACGGAACCTTCGTGTTGGCGTTTTCGAGTTGTAGATTCCATCCATTTTCCGTCATTACCTTTTCGGTTCTGATTTGATCGAATCTACGTTTCGCAATGGTGAACGTGATTTGGTCGCGGAATTCGAGACCACCGAATTTCGACATGAACCGGCCTTGACCAGCAAAACCATCGACATTCTTGATATAGGCTTCGATGACGTTGTAATGTTCGAATTTCGATAGCGTGTCTTCTCCGAAAACCAAATCCATGTTTTCGACAGTGCGCGGGATATAATAAATGTCGTAGCCGAACATTTTTATCGACTCGATGATCAGGTCCGATACGAGTCGCTGCGTTCTTTCGTGGTTGAAATTACGAAAATATGGATTTGTCGTCATGATTCTATTTAGCGCGGGGACTGAACACTAAATATATTGAGATACTGGCGCAGAAGACATGTCCATCACCAATTTCAAAAAAATTCCAGAACTAGTCGTAAACGACAAACTGGCGAATTCAGACGTTTTCGCGGTTGCGAATGACACGACAACTTCTAAGTTGACGGTTTCGCAACTGATGGTACACGTCAAGCACAATGCTGAAATCACGTCGAATACGATCATCGACCACGGGACCACTGGACGTTTGGTGTTTCGTGCGCCAACGCCATCTGCCGCCCGCACCGTCCTTGAACTAGGCACCATCGCAGTCAAGAACACCATTACCATTTCGGAAGTCGATAACCTTTCGGCAAATCTGGCGTATCTTCAGTCACAAATCACAAGCAATGACGTTGATATTACTGCCCTTCAAGCAAACGTCACCAATCTCAATGCGACAGTTGTAATTAAAGGTAATAATCTTTCAGATATTCCGAACAAGTATACTGCCCGTGCCAATCTCGGGGTTGGTTATCACAGCGATGTTCACTTTTCTAATCTTACTGCAAACGGTATCATTACTTCTGAGTTTTCTAATTCTACTCAAGGCGGCATCCTTCAACTAAACACTCCAACATCCGGCACAACCTTGGTTGGGGGCAAGATACGAATTGATTCTGCATCGAATCGGGTTCGATTCTATGAGTCGGGCGGTAGCAATCGCGGTTTTTATGTCGATTTGACGCTAGGCGCAAACAACGCTGGAACGCCTATCTGGCACGGCGGCAATCTCGACCCGTTGCCGCGCAGTGGCGGAACGATGACGGGTTCGCTGCGGGTTCCAACGGTGCTGTTCGTAAGCGCGGCCAACGCGAGCGAAAGTCCGGCAATCCGCCTAACGGACGAGACCGGCGTCCGTCGCGGTACGGTTTACTGGGATCGCAGCGCGAATCAGGTGTGGTTGGTGCTCCATGACGCCACCGGCGCGGTGGTGAACAGCATCCGGCTCGGCACCGTTGGCGCGACCATAGGCTCGTCACTTATCTGGACCGATGCGAACAAGCAGATCGCAGACGGGCGGGTGTTGGGCAACGTTTCCGGTTCGACCGGCGTACCGGTTGGCGTTACGCTTTCGGCGCTGCTCGACAAGATCAGCAACACGCGCGGGGCCGTTCTGTATCGCGGGGCGTCCGGCTGGACGGCGCTCGGCGCTGGCGCGGCAGGACAGGTGCTCACGTCCGGCGGCGCGGGCGCGGACCCATCGTGGCAGAACGCGGTCGCCGTGGACCCGTGGTCGACGCAGCCTATCGGCGTCCCGATCCCGGTCTTCGGTCATATCCCCGGCGTCTCTCCTCCGCCGACTAACAAGGGCTATCGCTATGTCAATTTGACGGCGGGGCTCACTGGTGCCGGGCAGTACAACGAAGGCATCTTGACGAACGAAACCGTCTCCGGCTCTGCGCCGCTCGTCAATGCTACGGCGGTCATCAATCTTCCTGCATCCCCAATGCACGGACAGACGATCCGCCTTATCGGTACGGAGCGACGGTTCATCCGCGCCGGATCGGTAGGCACAGTGCAGGATGACGCATTTCAAGGCCATTGGCATGCTGCCGTAATCCACAGTCTCCGCCAATCCCAGCTCGTTGCCGGTGCCGGTGTCGTGACTCACAACCAAGGGGACGGTGTCAACTCGAATTTCTCTGAGGCAGGCGCTCGGACTGCAATATCTGACGAAACCAACGGAACCCCACGCATCGCCAATGAGACCCGCCCGCGCAACATCGGTGCCACTTATTTCATGAGGATACTATAATGCCTTGGGCAATTAACGGACTAATAAGCACATCACCTATTGAAAACGGTATTGAAATTACAGAAGAGGAATATCAAGCCGCGTTGGATGGGATTGTGAATGGAAAAATTATTAGCGTTGAAAGCGGCATTTTTTCCATCATCGATCCACCAGAACCCGAACCGGAATCCACAGACACCGAACCGGAATTGCCGGAATCAAAACCAACGCCTCCAATCACTGCACGACAACTTAGACTATGTCTTGTTCTTAATGGAATTAGTTTGGATTTAGTTGAGTCGGCAATCGACTCAATCGAGGACAAAACAGAACGTGAAGTTGCGAGAATTGAATGGGAGTATGCGACAGTTTTTGAAAGATCACACCCCCTCATTGAACAGATTGGTACATCCCTTGGACTTACGACAGAACAAATTGATGAAATGTGGCAAGAAGCGATTACTTTATAATGTTGTCTGAATTTTGACGAAAATTAAAGCCCGCCATTCCGGCGGGCTTTTGTTATCCTATCATGTCCAGAACCGGACCGCTATAGGAATTGATCATCTTTTCTTCGAGTTCGCGAATCTCGTTAATAGCCTCATCGTAGATAATCTGTCCATTATATGTCACGTTTCCGGGAAGAGTCAAGTTGAATTTCTTCAAGACTTCTCCCCATACTTTTTTAATGTGGGCAGTCGTATATCGCTGCAACCATCGGTCGCCCCAAATGTCTGGATATTCGTCCGGATTGATTGCGCGATAGCATTCGATGACTACGTAACTTCCGGCAGTCAATTTCTGTCTCATACCACCGTCGATGAATAGCTTGTTCATATGACGGTTGAATCGAATCGCAGTTCGCGGGTTGATGATTTGATTGATCAATTCTAGATGTGTCATCGAAATCCAGTAATTGTGCATTTGTGTCGAAGAAATGTTGAAAAAATCATTCAAAGCAATCTGATACTGGACATCGAAAAAGTTGTTGCTACTGCGATTCAAGTCTAGCATATACAAATCGGTCACAAAGATAATCGAATCATCTAGTTTGACGAAGCCAGAATCAATATCTTCTTTAGTGAGCTTGTGCGCTAGATATTCCTTGTGTGTTCCGTCAAAATGATAGTCATAATAATAATGAAGACAATAATCTACAATATCATCCAGTTGCTCATAGTCGAGTTCAATCTGGATGACTGGATGTCCCAGTTGGCGAAGACAGAATTGAATGAATTGTTCGCGCGTCTTGGGGATCATATTAGATCAAAAGACCTAGAAGAAACACGAGAGCCACGACAATCCACTGCTCTTTCGTGAAATAATTCTTGACCTTTTCCCAAATTTCCTTGACGTATTCGGTCATTGGCTATCCCTTTCTGATACTATTATTTATTCCCAATCGATAATGACGCGACCGTGCCCGCCTTGGCCGGATTGTTCCCACCCCGTGCTAATGGGATTGCCGCCCGTTCCAACAGTAACTGTCATGACGGTCCCCGGAACAGGAGCACCGGGCGATCCCGCCGTGACCGTAATGTCCGAATAGCCCCCGCTGCCGCCACCGCCGGGACCATAATAGGTGTTGTAGCCGTTGACGCCGCCAGAACCGCCTCCCGGAAAGCCGCCGTTGCTAGACCACTCGCCGTGTCCAGACATACCTACCGATCCGGCCCCACCGAACGGCGCGCTTCCGCCGGGTCCGCCGCCATAGGGCACGCCATAACCGCCGGGGTTGCCATTTACGGTCATACCAGTGCCGCCAGCGCCGCCAGCGCCAAATGACGTTCCGGCGGCAATCCTGCCGCCTTGACCGCCACCAGAAACTACCGTTCCGGCAGACGAAGAGCCGCCATCAGCGCCGTTGTAGCTCGTGCCGGTTCTGGTTGCACCACCAGAACCTCCCGCGCCCCAAACGCGACGCCGTAGTTTGTTGTAATTCGGGACGGTAAAGTTATATGTTCCCGGAGAATCGAAAGAAACCGATCCTGCAATTACAGAATTACCTATGATTAGTGCGTTAGAAATACCCGGAAGCATTTTATACCATACCCGGAATTACTGAAGCGATAATGTATGTTGGTGTCAAAACAAAATATGATATTGTATTCATCCTATGTGCGGTCGTGTCAATTGTCGGTGGTTGATTATTGGCGAATTTCCAGTTTGAGCCAAACGAAATTGTTCTTCCGCCCGTCTCGTCTTGTCGCAACGCAATGACGCCCGATTGGCCGGGCTTCGCATTTGTCGGGTTATTGATGGTCACGTTACCGCTGATGTGATTGTAGAAATTGATACCGGTTCCAAAGTCTGGCGTGTGGGCACCGGCAGAAAGAGTCTCACCGGCAGCGCCACCGCCGATACTTCTGACCGCTGCCGCATTCCATACCGTATCTGTCGTCAGAATCTTGTCGCTGACATTCGCGCGGTAATCGGCAACCGATGCCTTATGACCTACATTGTAAATCGTTTGATCGTTGTACGTAATAGAGTCGGGGAGGAGCTTCAATTGGGCGAATGATCCGCCCTCGACCTTGCGCCTAATTCCAAGGAAACCGGTGGAGGGAGTGGCGTAGATAAGCCCCACTTCATTTCCGCTCTCATCAGTCAGGGCAATGCCGACGTTTTGCCCCGGATTCGCCCTAACTCCAAGCGACTGGCGAACGTTTAGGGGGCCGGACATGTGCTGCACGGTAGTCATGTCCTTGCGGACAAACCGGTCATCAGCAACGGTCTTGGTGTAGGCGTCGGCATTCTGGGAGTCCCACACCTGCCGCCATGGATACCACACTCCCGCATCCCTGTTACGCACCCACGTGGCGTAGCCGCTGTGGTTAACCGCAGTGGCCCGCTGGTAAACGAAATTGTTGTTGTAGTTGGTCCGCTGCACCTCGATATAAAACAAGCCGGGGCTGCTGTTCGGCGCGTTAGTGAGATTGTTGCCGACATAGAAGCCGGGCACCGTCAGATCGTTGAGGTCAGCGTCCGTGATGATCTTGGCCCTGCCGTAGGTAAATTCTCCCCCTACCGTTAGATTGCCGGTGATCTCGCCGCCGGTCTTAGGTAGGAACAGGGCCTCAACCTGATGCTTGGGCATAACGTCCCAAGCGCCCGATGCTTGGGCTCCAACCGTTGCCTTACCGCCGAGAATCAAGTCTTCTTCAATCTCAACATCATTTTCAAACTTTACATGACTATCGGTAATAGTCATGATGGTTGTATTATTAGCACCTTGCACCTTCAGTTCATTATTGCCATAATCTGGAAGAAAACGCCACGAATAAGGCGACGCACTCGTTTCGACGAAGTTAATCCTTCCCGTTAGATTGAACGATCCTTGTGTGCTGAGGAACGCGACAGTGGTTCCGGACGTGTTATTGAACGGAATGTTGTTATCCTCGAACGTGATCGGGCGCGAGAACCCACCGCCAGTGGCAGCAAACACGACGCCTTGAGTTCCGTTTGCCGTCAACGTCCCTTGAACAACGTCCCCTGCCTTCTTCACATAGTGGACATTCGACGCGGAATTCAATTCGTCGATGGTATCATTGATCGTGTTGATAAGGTCGCGGAAACGAAGTTCCTTGTCGTCTGGATTAATCTTGTCGATGGTCATTTAATCTTTTTCTCTATTTCTGCCAATCTATTTAATAGCATTTGAACGGTCTGTTCCAGTTCATCGACGCGGGACATGCGACGCTTTACAGCTTTATATTTCTGTAAAGCGTCGTTATCCTTGTTGACTACTGCACCAGATTCGGGGTCTTTATAAATCCCCGGATATTCCTTGACTTTCATCATGGCATTAAATCTGCAATGCGATGGCACGAAGTTCCTTGGCACGCGGAACAACGGCACTGTTGGCGCTCAATAGAACAATCTTGATTGCAAAATACTTGAATCCGGTAAAGGTCACGCCATTACTGTTGCTGTATTGGACTTCACCATTCGGACCAGTCAAGTTAGCATCCGGAATCTTCCATTCGAATTCACGGAAGTCTTCGGTATTTTCTGAATCCGAGAACACATCGCGCGACGCAAGTTCCATCTCCGTCCATACGGCAGTGTTGAACGTGTC